TGAGAAAACAACACCCCTTGGGAGTGATTCTATTGAACCAAGATCTATTAATCCATAATTCTGTACGCTATTTAATCTCTTGGACGGATCTACACCTGTTATCGTGATAGTATCCCCGTCATCGATAAATAAATACTTCCTCTTTTGTAATTCTCTAATAAATGAATTCCTTTTCATGGGTTATGTTGTATATTCTCTATAAACATCTAGTATTTTTGGTACTATCTCATGTCTATGATTTTGTTTTAAAGTTATAACTTTAACGCCATCAACTCTAGCCGATACTGTATTTAAAAAATCTAGTCCGGATTCTTTTTTGTTTTTTAAGTCGATCTGTGAAGTGTCCCCACATATCATAAGTTTTGAGCCAACTCCTAGTCTACCAAGGACCATTTCCATTTGACTCATAGTTACGTTTTGTGCTTCGTCAACAATAACACAAGAATTAACAAGTGTTCTACCTCTCATAAAAGGGAATGGTAAAACTTCGATAATTCCTTCACTCATTAGTTTAGCAATCTTGTCCTTATCGTACAACATCTCTAAGTTAGAGTATATTGGTGCTAACCAAGGATCCATTTTTTCTTTTAAATCACCTGGTAAAAAACCTATGTCCTCTTTTGCAACAGTAGGTCTTGTTATGACAATCCTTTCTATCTCTCTTGTAAATAATAGGTCCAATGCTATTTGAACAGCCAATAGCGTTTTACCTGATCCAGCCGCACCCTTTAGAACACTTACGGGATTATCTAAAATTAAACTTTTAGCTTCCTTTTGTTCTTCATTCAATACCAATTTGAATTTTATCGGATTTTTAGGCTTTCTTTTTTGCGTCCAATTGCTTCCTGTCATAAGATTTTTTTTTATTTGAGAAACATATTCTATGTTTCTCGGTTTAATAATTATAGCCTGTCTTTTCTTAAAGTAATAAATACAGGATATATATCAAAAAAAGAAAAATCAAATGGCAATTACAATTACAGAAATTCTTGGGACCGATTCTATATCAGGATCTAGACTAACTATTAATGCTAACTTTTTACTTTTAGAGAACGCTTATAATGATTTGGAGGATACATTTAATATTAATGTATTAACAGGATCTATGGACGTTTCTAGCGCATCTAGTGGACAGATAAAAGCTAAATCTTTAATAGTTAACAGCTTGGTTATGCCCTCTTCGGGATCTCCTACAATACAGATTTACGGAACTGGAGCCAGTGGAGGATATATGGTAGCTTCTAGCACAATGGCTAGTGCAACTGGTATTTTCTCTAACGTGTTACAAGCTAACACATTTTCAGCATCCGGATCTGCAAATTTTGGTGCAACTGCTACGTTTAGCAGTGTAACTAATTTAGATGCTAGAACAAATATAGGTGCATCTGGAAGTATAGCTAATAATAACAGGAAATCTTCTGTTGGTTCAACAACAGCTTTCCCTCCTGCTCCTGGAGCTGGGGTTACTGGTACATACTCTAATCCCTACCAATTAAATTTAACAGAAAATGTCATTTATATACAATCGGATTATGTTTCAACTGCACCTGCGGATTCTTCAAATGCTACAGGATTTTTCTTCTACGCCACAACTGGTGCTGGAGCAACTGCCTCTAGTATACCAGCTGGTTTCACAATAACTTTAATAGATACTGCAACAAATGCTGGTAAAATATCAACAGGAGTTACAGGACCTTCCCCTTATTATTACACAGGATTCTCTACTGGAGATGGATCTTATAGTGATCCACAAATACAAACACCAGGAAACCAATACAAGTCTTCTATTACTATTATGTGGGAGCCTAGAATAGATCAAAATGCTGTTACGCAAAAAGGATCTTGGGTGGTTGTATCAGAGACACAAGGATTCACATACTAATTAAGTATTAATAAATGGCAAAGACACCTTATATAAGACCCATAGCAGTACAGGGAGGTACATTTTATACCTTTACATCTTCTGCTGAGGATCTTTCGTTAACATTTAATAACTCTTTAAAGAAGTTTACTTTCTCTAAGTATGCTTTAATAAAGCTACCCGATTTTGGAAAACCAAATTACGGGGAAAACGCATTACAATTAAATGCTATAGATAGTACTTTCTTGGATGCTGCTCAGGGGGATTATATTCTTAGTAATCCTAATAACCTCAGCCCTTCTCCTGAAATATCTTTTCAAAATTACTGTTTGAATTTAGAATCTACAATATTATCTGATCCTAATTACAATCCCGAACTAAAAAGAAACGTTTCAGAGAGGATATTTTGGAAATGGATTAAGGAATTGGGAGGTATAAGATATAGATCTGCTAATACAAATGAGGTAGTAGCTTCTCTAAATCAATCCAATACAACAACTAAGGATGGTTTACCTTATTCTGATAAAAGATGGGTAGAGGAAGACTCTCTTTTAACTGGTAACGGAACACCAAATCCTAGATATGAAAGGATAGTAAAATACATAGGAAATATAGATGTTGTAAACTCTGTTCAGAATTCTTCTAATTCTTATTCAGAGATATATGTTCATGTACCTACAGGAGACGGAGCAACTCCTTATGTTTTGTTTAAAACTGTAGCTGATGAGAACTATTATCCAGATAGAACTTGGACACACCGTCCAGTTAATCCAGAAAATACAGAATATATCCAAGGAAGATCTGCTGAATCTGGTTTATATGGACCTAATGGATTACCTAAATTAGCTATATTTGACCAGGATGTTACTGGAAATCCAGATGTTAATGGTACATCTGCTACAGGTGCTTTCACTAATAACTGGTATGCTCCTAGGAGTGAGAATAATTCTTATTTTACTGACCCATCTTTCTTCGACTCCAGTAATTATATACTTGATAAATATTTATCAGCTTCTGGACCTTCTGGACCTTCAGTAACTTATAAAAGAAGTAATCTTGATGGTGTACAGATAGATTTTAATCCAGCTTCTTATAGAGCTATACAAAATTATGTTGGTATATCGACAATAGAAGAATGGAACGGTACACCTAGTACTACTTCTTTTGATTTCAATGCGGTTTTAGTCTATTATGATGTTTATGATCCTAATAACCCTACAGATTCCGAAACAAATTTGTATGGTATATTATTCTTAAACGATCCTGAGCCTGTATCTCTTACTTCTTCTAGAATCCCTAGCTTTAAGAAATTTAAGCCAGATCCAATAACCAAACTTAATGGTAATTCCTACGGCCTTAAAATAAATCTTAAGTTTGATACTGATATAGAAAGTACTGGAGTAGAGCAAGCAATAAATGATTATTCTTCATTTTCTCTTTCCATGTTCATGGACGCAACAACAATATTACAAGATGCGGCTAAGAACTTGAATGATAGAACATTGCAGATAATATCAATGCAAAATGATATAGAAGCTCTAAAGGATCTTGTAATAAATACAGATGATAGTACGGAGATAAAGTCTAGATTATCTTTATTAGAAAATTCTTTGCAAGCTAATCAATCTCTTTTCGACAATACACAGGATATACTTAGTCTTATAGAAGGTAACAGCGACAAGATCGATAGTATTCTACAAAACCAAACTTCCGTTAATATTTCATATAATCTGGATCTTCTTAAGGATGGTGACGGTACTAAAGTTGATAGGAGTATTCCTAACTTGCTTAAAGTTAATGTTACGCAACAGGATTATAATATATCAACGAATTCTCTGTTTACAATCAATCCAGTAGCAGGAAATACGATACCTCTTACTATTTATACGAACTATTTAAAACATAAGAATAACGGTGTTTCTATAGATGCTAGCAACGATATAGTTATAAGAATAGATGATGGCTTAGTTAAGTGGCAAAAAGGACAGGTTATGAGATTAGTTATAGGTGATGAAATAGATCTAGGAACTTACTCAATGGTTATTGTTACTGATGCTCTGGGAGAATATCCTAAGGCAAACCCTTCAGGATCACCATACTCTATAGTCGTTGCAGGGTTTATTAATACTAAATTCTCAGGATCAGGTTATAAACCAATCTTCGATATAGTTTGTATAGACGAAAAGAATCTAATATTTGAAATAGATCAAATAAAATAATAAAAAATGGCAGGTACGAATAATTCATTCTCATCATTAATAGCTCAATTTCTTAGGCTTCAAAAGAACTCATTAGAAATTATAAATAGCCTGAATGATGTTACAACTTCACCAAAGGATTCTGTAGAGATCGAATTTTTAAAAGAAGATAATACTTCTGAAAATATTCAGGTCCCTTCTATAGGATTCTTAAAGTCTGAAATTAATCGATTAGATAGCAACATAAAATCATTATCTGGTCTGGAGGATAATAAGGCGAACATTAGAAATGCTGACGGTACTGTTTCTAAAATATACCAGTCGAACATTATGAAGGATCCTTCATCTCCTTCTAGTCTACAGGTTCCTGCTACTTTTCAAGCTAGGAATAACTGGTTTTTTGAATCCTTTTTGAATCCTCTTCTTTATATAGAAATAGATGTTGAGGATCAGATTCCTGATAATTCCAACAGTGTTTACGTTAAAAGGATTATTGCTAATACTCAGTCAGATGTTCAAAAACAGTATTTTGATGCAAATTTAAAAGGTAGAAACGATATTACTGATAGTGACTATATAACGGCTTTGAATAGTCAGGGAATACAATACTTTGTAGATGAGCAGATAAATGATCTAGAACTAAGAAGCATCCGATACATTGGATCTTTCGGAGTTCTCAGAATAACAGATGAAGATGTACAAACAACATCCAATGGTGTTACAACAACTTCTACAGTTAGAAAATATAAGCTTAGTAGCTTAAAATATACTGATACTGTTTCTAACACAACTAATTCTAAGACACTAGCCAAAGGTGATCTTTTAATTACACCAGGTGCTACTAAATACGAGGTATCCGCTGTAGATGTTACAAATCAGACCGTGATATTAAAAAGACTTTTCGGTTTTGAAGCAATTAAAATAGGAGACAACGCTCTTACTATCTATTCTAATACACTTTCGAACAGACAAGTAGAGATAAATGTGGGATTCGATGAAAGACAAGCTGTATTCATAAAATCTATAGACGGGGATTTTAATGTAGCTGCTAGTAGATATAGTCCTGGAATTTGTTTCTGGTCTAATGAATTACAGATTAATACATCCGACGGTGTACAAACTCTTTCAGCTTTTTATAACTCACAGGTTTCTGATTTCGGTAAAATTTTTATTTCTTCTGCTAAGGAAAATACAATACCTTCAGTTTATGGGCAAACACCATCAACTCCAGTGGTATCTCCTAGTAATTTTAAGGTAGTAAATATAAATCAGCAGATCACTAATTCTAAAGAGAGTAATGCTTTCAAAGATAAGATAAAATTTAAGACAACCCTACAAAATGAGATAGATTCTATAGATAGATCTATCGATCAAACAAGAAGACAGTTAGCAATTATTACCACTAATTCTGCAAGAGGATTTAATTCTGCAGAATATAAGAAATTAAATGATAGAATAGAGACTTTAACCAAAGATAAATCAACTAGAGTTGGATTATTGGCAACAACTGTATCTGAGATAAACAATTTAATTTCAACAACTCCTAGCTTAACAGAAGCACCTAAATATAGGGTTAGAGGGTTTTGGCCAATACCTGAACCTATATTTGATGAGAAAACCGGTAATCAGGATGTTATACAGTTTAATATTAGATACAGGTATCTTTCTACTACTGGTAATCCTACTGGTACTGAGCAGATAAATTATGTTGATAATAACGGAACTCAAAAATCTGGACAATTCTCTAATTGGACACAAATTAAATCGGAGGTAAGGAAAAAACAATATGATACTGTAACTGGTACTTACAAATGGATGAAGGAAGATCCAGCAGACGCAAATAACGTCAATATAAACCAGTTAGATATACCGATCACTAAAGGAGAGCAGGTGGAGATACAGGTTCAATCTATATCTGAAGCTGGGTGGCCAACAAATCCTATGATATCTGCTTGGTCAACTTCTGTTGTTGTTGAATTCCCTTCGGATTTATCTGTATCAATAGATAACAATCAATTTGTAGCACAGAATAACCGTGATGCTGCGGTAGTTCAAATACAGGCAGATTTACAGGCTAAAGGATTAGAGCAACATTTATCTACACAGTTTACTTCTGGTGATAAATTTTATTCACACACATCAAGTACTATATCTTCGGGATTTTTTGATGGAGCAGGGAAAGCTATAGATCTATTTCAGAAGCTGACCCAAATTGATAACGAACTACAATCCTTAAGAGCATTAATTGCTAAAGCTAAAGGAACACTTGCTGTTTATATAAGATCAGGAAGTACCTCCACTAAGGTAGTACAAGGTAGTACAGTTAACTTATTTGCTGGTTATTATGACCAATTATTAGATTTAACTAACCCTAGTAACAGAGGAAAAATTGCAAGTATAACTTATTATATAGAGCTAAGGAACGAAGCTGCTACACCTCTTGAATTATCCTCATTGATCCCAGGAGGCCAGGGTGTTAAAGCTCCGAACTCTATTTCAGGACAGGACGATTACAATAATAATAGAAAATACGGTGATACCCCTATACAGCTATCTGGAATAAGTAGTGCGGTTCCTAGTACAAATAAGGGATATTTTATACAACCTGCTGGTTATCAATGCGGTAATGCCTATTCTCAATTTGTCTATTCTAGATATAAAAGCGTAGGTTTAGATGCAGATCTCTATTTAACACCTTCCGATACGTTAGGATGGAATATCGATAGCGGGTCTGGGGGTTTACCTATAAACAATTACGGTATCCTTATGCCTTTCAATCCTTCAGCATCATCTGCACCTTCTGGAGCTGGACCAAACATTAATATATGGAATGGAGCATATTCTGGATCATCTGCAGCAGGGAATGGAAAATTGAATGAATTCTGCGTACATGTAAGTCATCCTAGTCTAGCAGGAGGTACCTATACACAGTTAGTTAGGCCTACTTCTTCAGTTCCTGCATTTCTTATGCGGTAAATACTCATGTGGAGCTTATCTGTTCTTAGCACCTACTAACCATAGTGCTGTTCAGATAGAAGGATCAACACAGTTAGCTAAGAAAACTTTAGATTTCGGTCAAGAGAATGCTATATCTGTCCCTATGATATTCCAGATGAGAGCACAAGATAAACTTGGATATGTAGGAGGATGGAGATCCGCTGGTAACCTTAAGAATATTACATACAGTAAAAAAATTGGGATAGATATACAGGTTAAGAACGAGGCACTTTTCTCGTTTGACGTGCTTGTAACTGGAAGTTATACTAAAACATCTTTAGTTTCTCCTGCTTACTCACAAACTAGAATAACAGCTATAACGGAATAATAAGTGGCAAGAAAAATAGTTAAACAGAACGCATCTTTTGGAGTTTTAAGAGCAAACCCAAGAATATCAGGTAATGTAAAAATTACCGTAGATTCTAATGGAGGAATATGGCTTAACTCTATAGACTCCAACTCAAAGATGTCTAATAGTATATTCAAGGGATTTAAAATATCCCCTGATGGGTCCTATGATAATGATTTGTATAGGTTTTTTGAAGAAGGTAGAACACCAAACGATTCTGTTTTTGGATTGATCGGTGAGGACGAGCCTGTACAGAATCAGACATCTGATATAAATCAGATTTATAATTTTTTTTATAATACAGGTGTATCTCCTCTGATATCAACTCAATATCCAGAAGACTTTTCATATTTAGCTCCTATGTGGATGGGTGAGGACATACCTGATTATTTTGTAATATTTAAAGTTGGTGACCCAATTGACTATTCTTATTTAGTACCCGTCACATCTTTAACCCCTGGTAAAACTTATAAGGTTTTACAGGATCCTAATGTTAATATAGATTCGCCTTCGTATGTTCCTTATAAGGTAAAAGTTGGAACTAAAACTTATTCTGATGGCGAGGTTTTCGGTACTAATGAATTTGGATTTACTGTTCTTCAAGGATCTGGTTCTGTTATATTATTAGATCCTCTTTATAATTTAAGTTCTGTTGAAGATACATCTTCACATTTCTATGATAAGATATTACCTAAGGCAACCATAGTTTCTACATTTGATTTAAGCGAGAATAGTAAGATAGGTAAGTATCTAAGAAGAATTAAAGCTAATCCTGGATATACTGACAGTTTAGTGGATGTTAAATTTGAGGATCTACAGTTAACAACTTTTAATGGTGTTGATTATACTACTGGTATATTTAATAAAAAAGGTGATTTCTTATTGGATTATTATCAAGATCCAGATACGCAAATAGGATTTGAAGAAACTATAACTGATGGATTTAAAAACAATGGAATAATTAGTTATAAATTATTGAATCTTGAGTTTCTTTTTACTGACAATGATTCTAAAAATTATACAATAAATAGATATTTTGGACTATATGTAAATGCACCGGAGATTTCTAAATTTAGACTCGACGGAGATGCACTTTTTAAAAGCCAAGGATCATCTGGGAATACTCCCGTTCCAGAAAAAAATAATAAAGGGTATTATTATGACGATATAGTTTACTTCCAATATAACGATAATGGAGTTAGACTTTATATGGATCCTAATTTTACTGAGGGGGTAATTCCTAATTCCGATACTGTTAATGTAACTGAATCTAATAAATTATTCTGGTTAAAGGACAAACTAGATAATTTTCACTCTCTGAAAAGATCTATTGACTACGATTTAAGTTCTCCAGCACCTTCACATTCTTCATATGGTATATCCGGATATGAAAACCAGATAGTTATACAAGATAAATCCATGGATCTATCTTTGCTTACTGGTAGAGATCCAGATACAAAAAAACAATATTATGGCGCAACCACGGGGGAAAAAGGACGTGCTTATTCGGTTATAAGAATAGCTCAATCCATAGATCCCAATGCAGATAATGCTTTTCTTTTCTATAATCCATTTGGATACTATGGTACAACTGGAAATAGATATGATATTATAAGATCATCCGATTTATCATCTACTGTTGATGAGTGGGGTCCAGGAAGTTATTATTCACAAGATAATGCTTATTATTATAGTCCTTTAGGAACTAGCGAAGATATTGTAAAGGCGTTAACAGGAATACTTAACAGCTTCAATTATAATTCATTTGAAGCATTCCAGTCAGGAGATGAATTAGTAATAAGAACAAAAGCTACTGGAAAGCAAGAAAATACTAAGTATTATTTGGACTTCTTCTATAATTTGTCAACAAATCAAAGGATGCCAGATTCTATGAGAGGATCAGTACTTATAAATGAAAAAGATTCTTGTGATATAAACCAGAAACAACCTTTTCTTGGAGGATCTAATTATTCTATCTCTAGAGTTAAAGTTAAGATAGATGATGCAAATAAAATAGAAGTTGGGTCTACTTTCATAGAGACTATAAAAAACACATCAACCGATTCTTTTTCAAACACACCTGGATCTTCTAATAGAGGAATATCTAAAGTTATAGGAAAATATAGATTCGTTGATCAATATGCTAAAGATTCTAGAGGCGAAATAGTAGGATTAAAAGATTTCGAAACGCATGCAACGTTGGAAATTGAGAACTTCAATGAATCTATAGCATTCGGTAGTTCGGAAACAATTACTGCATTTAATCGATATCAGATACCCGTTGGTATATTCTCATTCTACGGATTAAGAGAACTTGATATGGATTTCTGGGAAAGTGAATATGGATATACACCAACAGACGAATATTATAAACACTTAGATACTCAGCCAGACGGAATTACAAAGATAGTTCCAGGAAAAACATATTATGTCTCTTCCGGAGTTGATATAACTTATCCTGTTAATGGATCTAGTATATCTGGTCCTAGCTTTTTTGAAGGTATAGCCGGACAAGAGGAATACACATTAAATAGTGTTTCTGCTACTGGAGGACAAGAATCAAATGTTTTTCCTACATTATCTAGCAGAGGAACAATAACTTCTGGAATAAGTGTAACAAATTTTGATAGTACATTTTATCCAGATCTTGATTCTTTCCCAGGTTTCTATGGAATACAGGCAATAAAATATATAGATAGCAACACTGGTGAAAATACAAAATACGAGCAGTTAAGCTTTGGTAAATTATATTCTGAATATGATTATACTAATGATAATTATAATCCGGATTATGCTTTAAAAAGCCGAGTAAGCCCTTATATTTCTAAGTGGGTATACAGAGGAGGTACTGACGTTAGAGGACACGACTATAGACTTAATGCCAATATAGCATTTAACCCTTTGAACTTTTCTCCAAGTTTCTTTAGAAGAAATCAGGACCCTCAATATTTTACACATGAATGGTATCCTTTGCAGAGACCTCCATATTCTTTACCCGAGCATAATATCCACATAGATAATAGCTATCTTTCTGGTGAGATAAATGATGATTTATTGAAAGATGCTAATCCTTCCATCAGAGATTATTTTCTTGATTATTTTTCAATAGAAGGTGAAGACTTCAGCAATTATTATCCAGATAGCAATACAATACAGAATATACCACTAAGTGAAAGATATACCATTTTCGATTTTAATACTGGTAATGGATTTTCAGAAACACTTTATAGAGGTGCTAAGGTTAGAATAAAAAGAAGATTTATAGACTATGCTCAGGCGGAATCCGTAAAATATATAGAGGACGACAGATTTTACGATAACTATAAGTTTGGATGTGTTATAATTCCAGTTAGAAATATATTGGACGAGATCCAAACACCAGTTAAAATTAAAGTGATTGAAAATCGTACTTTCAAGAACATAACCTTTGTTATAGAGGTACTTATAGACGATGCAAGAGTATTTAATTTCGAGAACGTTAGTCCAGATAACCAATATCTAGATCTGGACTATTTCTTATTATATTCATTAAAAGATAAACTTAACAGTGAGTATTATCCGGTTTCTTCCGCTCCGTCTTCTCTTATAAACGGAGAAATAGAGCTACCAGCTGTAGGTGATGTTAAGCTATCTTCGGGACTAAATATATCTTCAGTTCCTACACCTAAGGGACTAACTTCTTTTGTTAATCCTGGAACTATTGAAGGAACTGGTAGGATATATTCTATCCCAAATCCTGATTACGAGACAGATCTTAGAGATGAGATAGCATTTACCTATCTTCCTAGCACAACATCTTGGCCTGCTTCGGGAGGTCCTGGATCTCTTTACGGAATAATAGGAGATTCTCCTTATCTTTATACTTTCCCTTATCCTACTGGTGTTGGTGAAGATTTTATTAATTTCAGCGAGACCAGTCCAACGTACCAATTCGATTTTACTAATCTTGGATTACCTGGGCCTGTTACAATACCTACTATAGCAGATTATTCCTCTATACAAAATATACCTATTTACCAAAAACAAGGAGGCGAGGAATATTGGCATAATATATTTGAAAAAATATCATTCGCTAATTTATCTTTATGGATTAACACGGGATACCCTTATATAGATTATCTTACTTATGAATGGGATTCTACGACTAAGACAACTAAAGTATTAAATGATCAGTTTTCCTTAGAATTTATAAGACCTTCTGTAATTGTACAGGATTCTATAATTACTTCAGAGGAAATAGAGGATAAGCCGCAAGAGCTTTCCGTTTTTAATATAGGGTATAACGTAATCAAAACCCAAGGAAGAAGTGAGCTGTATAGATATAGTGGTGAGTATATTCCTAAATTTAGAGAGATTCTTAAATTTGATAATATTAAATATGACTTACCATTCTGGACCGCTCCTGAATCTTATACTTTTATAGTAAAGGTAGGAAATAAGGAATCTAACCATTCTAAGTATGACTTAGGATCTACCTCTTGCTTATATATAGATGATGTTTCCGAAAATATGTTCACTCTAGTAAAAGGTGTAACTTACTATTTTGATCTTAGCGATTCTAGTAACACTGGATATCAGATATATTTCTCTAATAATCCTATAGGTAACAGCATAATAAGCGATTCTATATCACAGGGATATACTCTTTACGGAACACCAGGAACATCTGGTTCTTATGTTAGATTTATAGTTCCGTACGATATAGGTAATGATGTTTATTATGTTGCTGAGGGAGGAAAATATATGGGAGGATCAATTAATATGATAGATTCCATAGAATACTCTTACTGTTCTTTTGGACCAGATAAAGATGGATTCGGTATAGCTAAGAATGTTAACTATTACAAATATTCTAAGGAATGGATATTTAGAATTGGAAAAACATCTCCTTCAAATCCCGTTTATAACCTAATCGGGGAGACACCGGTTGATAAAAGGAATATTTCTATATTCGAGAGCTCTTGGGATCCAGGATTCTACAGAGAATATAATTCTCCCACAGGATATGTGAGTTTACCAGGAACTAAGAATATGAGAGAACAAAAAGCTTTCTTTGCGAGTAAGTTTATGAAGACTCCCGGATTGGTAAATTCTCAGAAACAGAATGTTTATCCAACTTCACTAAATAACGTTCTAACGTTGAATTATGATAATTATCCTGAGTATGAGATTTTGTGGGAGGACACAGATAAAGAGATTAGAGGGGTTTTATTGGTAGACAGAATGTTATATAAATACTTCTTGAACGACGGAGGAAAAAAATCATTTAATGAATTTATAGTTCCTGAGTTTGGGTTCGGATCTCTTAGTACAGTGGACGACGATTTCAAGGAGTATATCTACAGTAATATAGTGAATACTTTTCAGTCTAAGAAGATGGTAGGATCAGTTAAAAAATTACCTTTGAACCAAAACCAGACTATGACACCTGTTATAGGTGATCTTGCAGATTATCAGAAGTTGATTAACGGGTATTTTGTTTCTTCTGAAATTAAATACACTAAAGTGAATGACCTTAGATACGAGTTTAAAATCCCGAAGGATCCCTCATTTAACTACTCTCTTTCTTTCTCTATACAGATAGGTAAAATTTAATGAAGTATATTCTTTAGATATATAGGATATGACAAAGATTTTATCATATCCCAATTTTTTGTATGAGAATCAGCAAGGTAATCAGATAGTAGATTCATTTATAAATTCATTAAAAAAATCTACAAAAGCTGAGGAATCTCCAAGAGGAAGTAATAAAGGACCTTTAGTGGAACCTTTACAGAAAGAAGTAGCTACGAAACCAGGAAACCCTTGGTGTGCTGCATTTATTTATGATGTTCTGAGCGGAACCAACCTTCCGGAAAAGGATAAAAAAAATATACCAGCAACAGCTTCGGTAAAAAATCATTGGGATAATTCTAAAGGCAAAAAAATAACATCTGAAGAGGCATTGAAAAATCCAGGATTAGTTAAACCAGGTATGTGTTTTTTCTATTTGACTAGAGATAAAAACGGAGCTTATCCCGGTAAGGGACACACAGGTGTAGTTCTGAGTGTAGATGTAAATAGCAAAAAATTTACATCTGCGGAAGGTAATACTAATCCTCTGGATGGTTCTAGGGAAGGTTACGGATCCTTTTTAGTTACTAGAGATTTTTCTGATCCTAGCATATCTAATGATAAAAATGAGCACCCAGCTAAAATGCTAGGATTTATAGATTATTTTAGCGAATTTAGAAATCTTGCAGGTTTTAATGACTATATAAATAAGAAGACATTAGAATTCATAAAATCCGATCTTGAGCCAAAAACTAAGAAGGAAAAAGAATATTTATCCAAGAACCGAAAGGAACTGGATAAATATGAACAGAATTATAATAATAGAAATAAATAAGATAATATAACTAAAGATGCCGCAGATTAACATACTAAATATACTCCAAGGCGATAATCAATCCGCGATAGTTGATAAAATAAACTACAACTTCGATCAGATTCTTAGCGCAGGTGGAGGACCTCAAGGAGCTAGAGGTTTAGTTGGTCCCACTGGTCCTTTAGGACCCCAGGGATCTCAAGGTCCTCAGGGATTACAAGGACCATCTGGAAGTAAATGGTTTGTACAAGAAACCTCACCTACCGGTGGAGGAATTACTGGATCAAACCCTTGGGAATATCCTACTTTAGGTGACTACTGGATAGATCCAGATTCTGCAAATCAATCGATATATGTTTTTACTGCAACCGGATGGGTTGATACCGGATATGGATTAGGTGTAGGTAGTTTATTTCAAAAGGTAACTCCTATTAATATAAATGGAGGAGGTACAGCACAAGCTATAATGTTTGCAGGAGCAACAGCATCAAACCAAACATTAGTTTTATCTGATTCTAGTATATCCACATATACTCCAGGAGGTAGTCCAATTAACAATTTAAACTTTGAAAATTCGAAGCTTAAGATAGCAACAAAGGATGCTAGAACAAAGCTTATAAGTTTTGGTAGATCAGATTTTGACAATACACCTGGGGGATCTGGAGGACTATCAAGTGGAAATAACCCATATTTCTCTTGGGATTTTTCTTTTAACCCTTCCGGAGCTTCAGGAGCTGGTCCTGGATTTTATGGTATAAGCTTTGTTAACCCTAAGGGAAGTATAGGTATAAGATCCCTACCTACAGATCCTGCGGAAGGAGGAATAAATCTATCTAGTAGTAATGAAATAACTGCACAAGCTTCAGATAGTATATCATTAATAACACAATCGCCTAATAAAGGTACTTTCTTAGGTTCGTCCTCTATTGGGCAAGGAGGATTTTTCGAGTTCTCTAATCAACCAACATCATCTCCGTCTAATCAGTCAAATGCTTATATGTTTGCCAATTCTTATGGATTGGGTCTAGGATTGGGTACTGGACAATTTAAGCAAACCGGAGAAGATTCTAGAAGATTAGCAGTTTTAGGAAATGCTAGTATATCTAAATCCTTAGTCGACCAGACAACCTCTGTATTCGTAGGCCATTCTAGCAGTGGTAACTATAACAAGGGTGCACTTTATGTTGCTGGGCAAGGAGCTTTTGGATCTACTGGGCCTACTCTTTCCTATTATACTGACAATTTTGGTGCTATTCAGACATCATCTACTACTGGTGGTTCTGAATCACTTAATAAATTTCCGCAATTCTGGATTACCAGTGCAGATAGAGGACCTGCTCTACAAATAAAAACCCTTGGTACTTCTACCCCTAAGGGAGGTATAGTTTTACCTAGAACAATTATAGGAGATGGGGCAAACGATTATGATTTAGAGAGTGTATCCCCTACACTTAGGGTTTCTGGTATTTATTCGGACATCACTCAGACTGCTCAGATATCTGCTGCTAGTTCTGGGTTTGAGCCTATCGCAGCTGGACCAGTTTTAAGTTACCAACATAAATTAGCTGGTACTGGAACAACATCTTCTAATCAGCCCGTTTTTGGTGTGACAACACACGTTAAGGGCGGACAATATTCAGAGTCTAATTATGCAAGTAAAACTGTAATACAAACTCTAAATTCTAATCCGAATCTAATAATACAAGCTAACTCAACTGGACAGGCAACAAGCAACGAAGTTAGTATAGGGACTAGAAGAAATAATTCAATAAAGGTTTACGCATCAACAGGAGGAGCTGCCGATTATGCTACTGTAACTGTAGGTGGTAATGCTGATAATTTCATGGGTAATAGGGGATCTTTATCTGGATCAGCAAACTTTCCGCAGGTAACATACCAATATGAAACAACATCAGGATCTCATTCGATAAGAAGTCCTTACGACAATCATAGTTTATCTGTTCCTGGAATTGTTACTATAGGAACTGATGATCAGAGATCTGCTTTTAATAGGATGGGATTGAATCAGGGATCTTCGTTCGGCGGATCTTCTATGCTTAAAATAAACAGGAATTTATTTAGCTCTGTTGTAACAGAGGATGTTTTTATTCCAGGGTATGATGAATACGGAGGAGGATACGCACCTGGACCTTTCCTAGGATTTGATGATAACGGTGATGCTATATTTGGTCCTCCACCGTCACCAACATCTGGTGAAGGATTTGGAGGAGTTAACTCCCTTGCATCTGGATCTGTATTTAATAACTATCCTAATGGACTAGAAATAACATCCTATAGAGGAACTGGATCATCATTCACAAGCTCTAATCGTTCGGTTGCTATAGCAGTAGGTGCTAGTAATCAAATTGTGGAGTATAATGTTTTTTCCGATTCTTCATATGAAACAGATGTTAACGCGAGCGGATTCTTTGTCAGTGATACGGGAGAGAACGTATCCATAGGACAAAACATAGATTATAATGCTGCCTTAGGAGTATCCGGGGCTGGTACTGATTTTGCTATAAAGGCTTATGGTAACGTATCAGTAACTGGTACATTCTCTGTTTCATCTAGTGCATCAATTGGGAATGGACTTAACGTTTTAAGCGGTGGTATAAACGCAACAGGTTCAGTAACTATTAGAAACGGTCAACTTACCTTATTTGGAACTTCTGCTTCCTCAAACTTTGTATTTAATACTGCTGGTACTGTTACTAATCTTAGTGGAAGTTTATCTCCTTCCTTTGGAACTGCTGTTTCTACTTCCAAAAATACTGATGTAATAAGATCAGGAAAAAGCATATATGCAAGTAACGGTACAGTCTACGCTAACTGGATAAGAATAGGTAACACTGTATTTGTACAGGCAGAGTTTGTTAGAAACGCCGCTAGCTCAGTTATGGAGGTTCCTCTTAAATGTACAGCAGGTATAGATAATGTTGTAGGTCACGGTATAGATAACACAACTTCTGCTACGGTAGAAGTTAAAAAGTTCGGTACTAATACCATAGAGCTTTATAAATCTTTTAATCCTGGTTTAGGAAATCCAATTGCTTCTAACGGAACTGCTAGAATTACTTTTAGTTACGTTATAACTTAATAAATAAAAATTAATAATGAATAAGGAATGGTTTATACAAAAGTATACTGATCTACATGAAGATCTAAATGCTTTGGAAAGAGAGATAGCTTATCATGAGAAAAATAGGGAGTCTTTGGTGGATTCGGATTATAAAATAGTGAATCTTAGAAGAAAAACATTAGAAACTATAGAGCTACTCGAAAAAACAAGAGAGGACGAAAGAAAGATATTTAATTATGAAAAATAGAAGGGAATATGGTATATTATCTATAATGTTTGGAATCATTATACTTCTATGTATTTTGCTATTTAGACAGTGTTCAGCTACTTATAATAATAAATCTAAGTTGAACATTAGTAACCAAAATATAGCTGCTTTAAAAGACACTATACGAGTTCAAAAGAATAGGGCTGGTGAGCTAACATATAGTATAAAAACACTACTGACCGACAAGAAAAATCTAGAGATACTTAATAAGGATCTGAGAGAAGAATTAGATAAACAAAAGGGAAAAGTAGTTTATATAACAAAGACTGTAACTAAAACTAAAGTTGATACACACTATGTCAACAATTATCTTTCTAGCTACGGTAAAGGAGAATTTAGTTTGGATTGGAAATACGATTCTATTTTTTCTCCGGACAACTATAGAAAATTGTCAGGAAACAGTTTTTTTTATGTTGACACTATAAACAACAAGATAATTCCAGGAAAGACCAGAATAAATGATGATGAGATAGGATTTTCTTTAGTAACTGGTCTTAGAGAAAAAAATGGATCATTGGAGATATTTGTTACTCCAAAGTACCCAGGAATGAAAATAACAAAAATAGAGGGTGCTGTAGTAGATCCCGAAAAATCAGATTTATTAAAAGATATGTTTCCAGATAAGAGAATATCTGTAGGTCCTTATATAGGTATAGGATTAGGTGCTATGTACCATTCAGGCGGTAAGACTGCATTTGGACCTGTTTTAAATTTCGGATTTGGTTTACAGTATTCCTTGTTTAAATTTTAAGGAATATATAAGGTATGGCTAGCTATACATCGACACAAAGATTTTTAAAAGTAAGTGATTACTTATTATTGGAGTATAATTATACTTCTGCTCCCAATCCTGAGTCATATTACGTAAATACAGGATTACCTACAGTGGGTTACGAGAAGATTGTTAACGGATATTTTGACAATTCTGTACAAATATTAAATAACCCTGGATCTAAACAACTAACAGGAAACGTAAGGGACTTTAGCGTTGTTCAAGTAAACAAGAACCAATTCGTAAGTTTGGAAGATTCGTATTTAGTACCTTATCTTGATACGGATCCTAAATTAACATCCGTAAGTAATTTGCCTGTAGTGTTTCCTTCTAATATAGATGTATATTATGATACATTAAGATTTCATATAATTTCTGGATACAACTTCGGGAATTCTGATGGTATTATAGTTCAGGGTCAATTCCAGGAAAGAACTGGAAAAAAAGCAACAATTTTCCAGAGATTAATAACAAAAGGTGATACAGAATCCGTTATATTAAATCCTAATCCTATATACTTAGGTGGAGCTTTATATGATCATTATATAGAGGTTAAGATACCTGCTTATGCTAATACAGTGTATGAATTTGACTTATTGGCAGGAAATCCTTTACAATCTAATACATTAGCAGCTAAAATATCATCTGACGGAAACGGATTCATAAAGGATACACCAATAAACATTAATCTCTTTGAGATAAACCAAACTGTAACTAAGAACGGATATGAAAACTATATAGCTCAATTAAAAAATCAGGTTTCAGTTTTTCCTAAAGACGCTTATACAGCATTAGCAGCAGTTATTGAGGAGAATACTATTTATAACTATTTAGAATTTTATCCTTCATGGGAGGGTAACTTTTTAGAGGATTTTATAAATGACGAGGGCCAAGTGGGTCACACATACTATGTTGTTAATGAAATAGAAGTAAAAGAGCAAGTCGGACTAAGTTATATAACAACTTACAATTTCAGCAGTGTACAAAAATCCGATTTCAATGCTCCTTCCATATTTAGACCTATTCTTGTTAATCCTTTAACAACATCATTTGTTGTTAATTATACTATGAGATTAGTTAGTAACGTTAATCAGAACCAGATAATTAGAAGATCTTCTTTTAATTCTATGGACGTAAACAAATATGGTAGAGAAAATAACATTATAACACTTTCTACAGGAGCTTATGCGCAGAAGGTTTATAATAAGATATCACAAGCACCTTCAATTAAGAGCGGTGGAATTATAACAAATCCAGCTCTTCCTGTTGAGAAGAGAATTCCAGTTTTCTATAAAGACACTAGTATAGCAGTAACTAAAGAAACATTGGTTGTTGATAAGAATGGTAATATTATATCAGAAAATAGTGCTACCAGTAATTCTACACAAATATTTGGACAGGGTAAAGCTAAAATAGTTGTAGATCCTTTTGATAATTTCTACAAGTTTAGTGTTTATAATTATAATCAAGGAAATTCTCCTATTAAATTAGATCTTGGTACATCTCTAACTTATTATATAGTTTTCTTGGATAGAACTGGACAGGAAGTAAAAGTCGAGAATATAAAAAATCTTTCCACAGTTTCTAATCCTACTGACGGACAGATAGCTTTTAAAGTCGTTCAATCTAATTCTAAAAAGGTACTTGGATTTACTAATAGGGATTTCTATTTAATATCAAGAACTCCGGATGGTGTTGAAACTAAATTGTATTCAGGATCTTGGGAAACACAAGCAGAGTTTACTTCTAGAACATCAACTACAACTGGAGCAACTGGAACAACCGGAGCAACTGGAGCAACTGGAGCAACTAGAACAACAAGAGCTGGGATTCCTTTTAATCCGGATTTTTCAACATTCTCAGAACCTAATACATTAGGTGTTCAGACTAATTTTAATAATATAGATCAGACAATTTTGGATGAAGATCCTAGATCAGCATCAATAACTAGAGGTGACCAAATTAGATTTAAAGTTCCTCAAACTAAGATAATCAAAGCAAGACCTGCTTACAATCTAAATAGTAGCTCTATACTTAGCGTTAAGCCTTCCTCTATAGTTAATGCAACCGGAGGATTTGTTGATGTTAGCAAATACAAAACTCCAAAATTTGAGGAAGCACCTATGAAAATCGAGAGTTTATCTTTCGCTAGTGATATTGGTAATACTGCATCTTTAGCAGATTCCATATCTGGTAGAGAAGCCCAAGGACTTGATGTTCAGAAGGTGGTAAATTATTACTTTACCCCTGGAGCTCCTGGAGAAAAATTGTTTAAGGGATTAAAACCAGCTGAATTCTTAAACGCTGCTTTACAGGTACATCCTAAGCTTCCTAATGGGCAATTTGATCCTAAGTATATACAATACTGTAACGCTTTATCTTTACCGGTGACTGACAATCCTATCACACCTAAACCTAATAGGATAGAAAGATATTTAGATGATAGAGGACCGAGTAGATTTGATAGACCGAACCTATACGAATAAAATATAGATAGAGAATGATTTTAAACGCAAGACAGAATGGTTTTATATTTAATTTCCCGAAAGGATTTATAGTGGATTCTGTCGTAGAAAAATACGAAAAGTATATCAAGAGGATGCCTATACCTTATGATACTGTTAATGATTTTATAAATTCTACTATCCAGCAGGTTAATTTCCCAACACTAAGAACTATCGATACTGTTGAACAGGTTAGACCTGGTGGATTTAAACAATCTTACAAGAGTGCAACAACTCTACAGAACTTAATACAAAGAGACTTTACTGTTACGTTTAAGTTGGGTGAGGGTTTTATAAACTACTGGGTTTTGTATGAAAACATAGTAAAATTTTTAGATTTCAATAATAGAGAGGAGTACCTTCCTGATTTCAGATTATTGTTATTGGATAATGAGGGTATAGTAATGTCAAGCGTTTTATTACAACAACCTATATTCACATCCCTATCCGAGATCCAATTGAACTATGCTAGTACTACTCCTCAGTTCTCTACATTCACGATAGGATTTAAATGTAATTACGTAAATGTCAAACTTGAAATTGGGTAAGAGAATAATAGGAATAGATTTTTCTTTAAATGGACCAGGATTTTGTATCCTTGATTCAGAGGGATGTAAGTGGATCAGTCTACATAGAACAAAAAATATCATTGATAAGATGTTTAAAAAGGACGGATCTCCTTTTAAAATTCTAAACGATAATCCTAATATTGATTTAAATATAATTGAGAAAAAACAATTTAAAGGTGAATACCATGTGGTAGAAAGAGATAAAATAGTTAATGCAGTTTATTTCTCTGAAAAAACTATGGAATTACTGGATCCTTATTTAGAATCGGACACTATAGTAGGAATGGAGGGTCTTTCTTTTGGATCCTCTGGTAATTCATTAATAGATATTTCAATGACAACGGCTTTAGTTAGGTCTGCTATTATAAAGAAGATAGATCCTAATAATTTCTTTGTTATATCTCCCACCACTGTTAAAAAGTTTGCACTAAAAGGAAATTCTAAGAAAGATGAATTGTATAATGAATTAATTGATAAGAGATCTGGAGATAATAGGATGACACCTTTTATTAGTATTTTAAAGGAATATAAAGATAGTTGGGTTAAGGGTCCAAACAAAGTGGAAGCGCCTTGTTCTGATCTAGTTGATGCAACATGGATATCTTTATTAGTTGAAGAGAATTTAGAGAAACTTTTATCTGGTAAGAAGATATAAGTACTAAATAATAAATAATAATTAAATAAAATTTGAAGAATTATGGAAAATTTTGACATTTTTAATTTGGACAATGAGGCTTTCGTTAAGCAAGAAATTAAGAAAGATGAGGATGAATTTATTTATAAACCGTATCCTGAATTAGGTAAGGATGGAGTTTATAAATCTTTGGTTAGATTTTTACCAAACATTACAAACCCAAAAAAATCAAAAATCCACCAATACTATGTTTGGTTAAAAGATCCAGTAGACGGAGCTAATCACAAAGCAATTTGTCCTTCAACTGTAGGTAAGAAATCAGTTCTTAAAGATCTTTACTGGAAACTTAAGAACTCTGCTTCTGCAAAGGATCAAGAGATTTCTAAAGCTTTCTCTAGAAAAGAAGATTTCTATTCTTTAATTCAAGTAGTTAAAGATACTAATCGTCCTGACTTGGAAGGTAAGATTATGATCTTGAAATTTGGTAGAAAAGTTAACGATCTTATCGAACAACAAATCAAACCTGAATTCGGTAATCCTTCTAACCCTTACGATTTATTCGAAGGAAAGAACTTTGGATTACACGTAAGAAAAGTTGGAGATTGGAATAACTATGATCTTTGCCAATTTGTAGGTGATAAAATGCCATTAATGATTAACGGCGAAGCAGTTGAAAAAACTGAAGAAGGAAGAGAAATCGTAACATCTTATTTGAAAACTGGTCCTTTGGATCTTGACAAATATGATTACAATGATTGGTCTGAGGAAGAAACTGACAAGATTATGAGAATCATTAGAAACACTATTCCTGACGGAAGAATCGTTTCTGAGATTATCGGATCTAGCTTAGATTCTAAGCCTTCGTCATCTACTTCTACTTCTACTGTTGATGATTTCTACGAGCAAGCAAATACTAGAACTTCTACAGCGTCTTCAGATGAATCTTCTTTTTCAGAAGAGTCTGCTAGTAAACCTGCTAAAGCAGCTACTAAAAAAGCAGCACCATCTCTTGACGATTTATACAACGATCTATAAAATAATGGATCGTTATGGAAACAAAGGCTATAAGTGGGATATCTGTAGATAGAGTTAAAGGAATAATATCTTCAGCTCTGCTTAAGTTCTTTGGAAACGAATCTCAAAGATTAATAATTTATCAAGGGGGCAACAGATTAAACTTCTGTTGCCCTTATTGTGGAGATTCTAGTGACCCGAAGAAGAAGAGAGGTAACCTTTACCTAGATACCCTAACATATAAATGCTACAATGGTGGTTGTGGTGTTTTTAAAAATCTAAATCAATTTACTAGGGATTTTGAGATCCAATCAATGTTATCATCCGATGAAATATCAGAGATAGCTGAAATATCTAGGAATTCTACTATACGTAAGAAAATAAGAAATTCTTTGGATCATTTCTTTACTGAGAACTACAAGGATGTTCTTATTGATCGTGAAGAATTTAAAGAGAGATTAGGACTTACAGAATTAAAAGGAACTTACGGAGAAAAATGGTTGTTAGAAAGAAACCATATTCCAGATGCAAAATTCTTATGGGATCCTAGCAGAAGAAATCTTTATCTTCTAAATCTATCTGGAGACGAAACTAAAATTATAGGATTACAGATTCGACCTGTTGTTAAGAAAGGTGGAGGAAGTAAATACTACACTTATAAGCTAAGCGGAATATACAAGAATCTTTTAAATGTTAAAGACAACTCTATAATTTCGAAAGCTGAGGAGGTAGATCCTATATCTAGTGTTTTTGGATTCTCTACTGTTGATTTGGATTCAATGATTACTACATTTGAAGGGCCCTTGGATGCTTGGTTATGCCCAAATGCAATAGCTCTATGTTCTATAAACAATCCTTTTCCTTTTGATGTTACAAACAAAAGATGGCTTTTAGACGGAGACGAAGTTGGAAGAAAGAAAGCCAGGGAATTTTTGGAAAAAGGTGAAGAAGTTTTCCTGTGGGGAAGATTCATAAAGGAATGTGATTTACCAGAGAGAAATAAATGGGATTTAAATGATGTTGTAAATTACGTTAGATCTACCGGTAAAAAAATAAAAAGACTTGATAATTACTTTTCTTCTGATAAATGGGATATTATAGACATATGAAACCTAAGAAGAATACTGGAAAATTTAAATTTCCAGTTGATATAAAAGGAGATTTAGAATTGCCTGATATGGATCTTTCAGCAAATTTTACTTCTCCCGAATTAAAAAGTAAGATTACATCAGAATTTAAGGAAGTATCCATAGAAAAAAATAAAAAGAAAAAATGTCAGAGCAACAAGCTAATGTAGAAAGAAAAGACTTTGCTAAGGATTTTCAATTGGAAAGAGAAGATTGGACGGAAAAAATTCGTGTACTTTCCATAAGAATGAAAAACATAAAGGAGCTTGCTGAGGTTCAGGTTGAACTTTACTCTGGAAGACAGATGCTTCTTGAGTTGTCTTCTAAGCTTGGACAGGTTATGGTTAAACTTAATTCTAAGTACCGAAAGGATAAGGCTGAGAGACTAAAATATTACTCCGAATCTGTACAGATTAAATACGGAGCTAACGAAAAGACTCCACTAATAGAAGGAGACCTTTCAGAGTTAAAGGAGAGAATGGACATGGTAGATGGACAAATATCTTTTTTTAACGAGACTATGAAAACCGTGGATCATATGTTATATGGGGTTAAATCCAGAATAGCATTAGAAGAATATTTAAGATCTGGAGCGGTTAAAAATAATTATTAATAATGTTGAAATTTGTAGTAAGCGAGGATAGAAATTGGTTAAGTTTAGTAGACTACACGGAAGAATTTGAGAGAAAACAGATTGATATATCTTTGACTAAAAAAATACACAATCACTTCTTTCATCCACTAGTTAAAAAGAAACATTGGGATGGATCTATATGTTTCGTGGATAAAAAATTACCTGTCTGGAGAGTACCTGCAGGACTATGGTCCGAGGTTTACCAGATATGTGAAAAATATAA